TTACTGCCCCCCAACCACCGGAACTACAGATATTTTGCGGTTATATCGTGCAGTCTGCGAAGCATTTTTGTGGCCCGATATTTCCTGTTTTTCATGCAGCGTTCCTTCCAGATCAGATATCCCTTTAGCTTTCAGATCATGGAACGTGAAGTTAAATTCGAGCTCAGGAAATTTTTCTGCGGCTAACTTTTTCGCCTTCATCCACTGAGCATTAAAAGCATCACGTGTATAACGAGAACCAGACTGCTGGTGGATTACGTAAAGGCTCACCATACCACTATTTAAAGGCAGAGAATCAGCCAGGGTGACCGCATTTGACAGGCGTACTGTCCACGCCTTTATCTGACTCACTGCCGTCTTGCTTTGCTGAATTAAAATCCCTTCATCCAGTATCTGACTCTTTTTAAGATCCAGAATGTCTCCCTGGCGTGCGCAGCATAAATAGGCCAACTCCATGGCAATCTTCACCGGTACCGACGAAACGCTGAATAGTGCATCATATTCTTTGTCCGTCACGTACCGGGTTCGCGCCTGCTCTTTAAACTGCTTCACACCCTGGCATGGATTCATTTTCACTTTGCCGCGCTCATATGCCCACCTGAATACCCTAGACATAAAGGCTTTCTCCCGGTTCGCCTGAACTCTGCTCTTAACCCCCCTCTTATCCATATACTTTCTGATGTGCTCTGGCTTGATATTTTCTGGTTTCATTTTTCCGAAAACGACATTTACCTTTGAACCATATTTCCGGTAATCCTTTCTGGTTTCTGTTGCCAGCTCATGGAAGTCACCAGAGTTAAAAAACTCTTCGCATAGGGCATGGAAATTGGAACCAACCTTGATATCGTTGATGAAGTTTTCATAGGCTGCCCAGACCTGAGACTTGGTTAGATCGTGGTTGCACAATCTGATTGTTCTTCCGTCAGGGGTTCTGAACTCATATGCTGATTTGCCCCGGCGAACGCGGGGCGGCATCCAGTTATCATCTGGGTTTTTGCGGATTCTGGGCATTACATGTCCTTAAAGTTTGGTTCTTCTTCCTCTGGATTGTTCACTACCAGCTTTAGGCCTGCAGGATTAGTTACATGATCCCATGTAGTTCCTGGCCTGCCGTCTTTTCGGGGCACGAAAAATACACCGCTTTCTTTCAGCGCTCGGCACTGAAGGGAAGGGCGACGATAACCAGTAAGCTGATAGAGGTCATCAGGGGTAAGAAAACGTTGGCTTTGTCCGCTCATCGTATAGCTCTCCACTTAACCGGCTGCACCCGGCTATCTCATATAGAAAATGCAAGATGAGCAACCACCACGGAGCCCATCATTGCAGGTACGACATCTTTTTGTTTCGGTGTAATAGATCTGATGGACCATCTCCTTCGGCATGAGAACCGGCATCGGTACGCGGATGACTAGCTTTTTGAGCCTGTCGACTTCTCCAGCCAGCTCCAGCAGGCGGGAGCGGCAATACTCCGCCTCTTCGCGCCACCAGGCCACGTCGGCTTTAAGGCGGCGCAGGCGCCGCTGTTTGAGTTTGCTCACCATGGCAGCCACCCCATACCCTGAAGTGCGCCGATGACCAGCAGCACGAACATTACTGCGTCGAATGGGTTAGGCATCATCCACCTCTGGCTTTTTGAAATTAGCCTCAATGGACTCGCCAAGGCGCTTAAGCCAATCAGCTAGTTTTAGCGCTGCTTCTTCCGGAGTTTTCTGCCCGGGGAAATCAGTGATGATGATGCTGGCTTGATGATTACCAAAACCATCCCTGTTTATCACCATTCCCTGCTCAAGCACCGTCTGCTGGTTGCTGTGCTTTACGTAATAACGAGCCTCAGAGTTTCCAGTGCTACGCTCTTTGACGTAAGAGACAAGCTCCACCTCAGTGGTAACGGTTTTTCCTTTCGCATCCTCGATGCGCTGAATCATTGCCCTGAAAGTGTCGGCCATCACTTCACCTCCTGCTGCGGTGCTGCTGGATATGCACTGCCTTCCTGACCTGGCTCGTTGCTTCCGGTGCATGCATTCCGGTGGTCATTGGCGTGCGGGCAGCGTTTGTTGCCGCATTCAGGGCAGACGACAAAGCGGCTATCACTAAAAGTCACTGGGCGGCAGGTGCGGCACGAACAATCCGGAATCACCGGAGAGTTGAGAGAATCTCGCTCTGCCTGAATCTTCCCGGAGTCGATTTCTATTCCTGAGTTGCGGATGATTTCTACCGCATCGCGCAACTTGTAAGCCGTCGTTACAGGTTCGGCACCCTGAAGCATGGCGGCGCGGCAGGCGTTCCAGCCGAGCGCGTAGTAATCATCAGAGGCTGACTTTTCGCCTTGAGAATGAATAGCATCAGGCACAGATACCGGCGCTGGCGGGGCAGAGCGATACAGAAGCACATCACCCATCTCTGTTCTCGATGCTGGCCATACGTCTGCATCAGATCCCGATTTGAGATAATCAAGATTGGACTGGTCAATGACGCACACCGGCTCCGCTTCGAGTGATGCCAGCGCGATACGCGCCAGCTCGTTCAGGATTGCCACATCAGCGTGACCGAGGGTGTAACCAGCTTTCAAATCGGCAACTGTTTGGACGGCATGTTTGTCGATGTTGCTCATTGGGTGGCCTCCCAGCAGATTTGGACTGCGTAGCTACTTCTAACGCGTCTAACTTTTCCCGCTGCCTCTAACTTCTTCAGGCGGCGCAATATGTATGCGGTATCCAGAGGCCAGTATTTTCGGCGGAGAATGTTGGTAACAACGTAGGTCATGCATCGACCGTGCGCTGTCAGTGCCTGAATGATTTCTTCGTCGGTTGGCTTGCTCATGACTGCACTCCTTTGCGAAGCTGGGCGGAGAACTCATCACAGATACGCGTCGCCACTTCTAGACCATGAATTTCACCCTCTTGGTAGTAATCAGACGTTGCATTGCTAATTTTCAGGCAAACTTCATCTACTGCGGCGGCCCGCACTTCAGCCAGGAAAGCCTGGTACGCAGGAATCTGCATCACAGCCAGCGATCGAATTATCTTCTGAACTTCTACCGGGCACTGCTCATAGTGGTCATCGGTGATAAACACCGCATCGTTGTGAATGGCTTCGACCACGTTCAATTCAGCAGCCAGCGCCGCGCACTTGGCTTCAAGTTCTTCATAATTTAGTTTCATGCTGGTGCTCCTGAACGTTGTGAAGCTATGGCTTTATGCTCGTCGACAATTTCCATGGCTTCTGCATGCGCCAACCCTTCGAGAGAGATGATGCCCGTGTCACTTATCCCGGCCAGGCTTATCAACTCAACAAGGCGGCGCGCTTTCTTAACGCTAATCTCCGGCGCTATAACGCTGCGGGTGACTTTCTTTTTCCCCCTGGCGGCAGCAGAAGCTTTATCCTTCTGAAGAACCTCACCGGCCTTTTCGCCAAACTCTTTTACTCGGTCAACGGCCACATCTACAGACACGGTCCCGGACTTAACTTCTTTCTGAACGTCGTGATTGGCTGTGCTAAGAAGCAGAAGCTTTTCGACAGTAGGGACAGACTTATTAACCAGCTTTGCTATCTCGCTGGTGGTCTGGTTAAAGGCGTTATGTAGCTCCTGAATAACAGCTGCCTGTTCCATATCGGATAGCGGGAGCTGGTTGTTACTGGTCATGATGCGCGCCAGGCGCTGAACATCGTTACCGTTGAACGGCATGATATGGATGCGGTCTACTGGCTTACCAGCTTCTGCACAACGCGCATAGCAGCGACGCCGACGGTGGCCTTCAACAACCCAAACACCACCTTCATCACGTGCGATAACTTCCAGCGGAGGAACAGAACCGCCGTTCATCAGATAGTTGAAAAGGTCATCATCTGCCTGGCGGGTACGCTCATCATCTTCGCGTTTGTTGAAACCTTCCCGCACATGGATTTGGTCAAGGCTGATAAACATCCCGGTATCGGTACGCTTGATGGTCCCGTCACGGGTCATTTGCTTGAATGAATTAGCCATCAGAGAGCCACCTCGTTATTTTGGGAAATGACGACGGTAGACAACTCACGTAGTTCTCGCTGGGCTTCCAGTAAATGCATATTGGTTCTGGTCTTCGTGTGGCGTTCAACAATGCGGTCACACTCTTTGGCCCAGCTTGCGACATCTTCACGCAAGGTTGCGTTCTGAACAGCCAGTTCCTTACGCTGAGCCATCGCTTCACAAAGCGCGACGCTGGTATAGTCCAGGCGGTTAGCCAGTTCGGTCATAATGCCGCGATAAGCTGGGGGAAGGAGAGGGGCGGCCTTACGCGCTGCGTCGATCAGCTGCTCCCGGGTCATGCGTGGTTGTAACTCGGTGACGTTCTGTGTGTTCGTCATGGATAGTTTCTCCGTGTTATACGCGCTCTGCACAGCGCTGAATTTTGGTTGCACGAATCCCTCGCCGACTGGCGACAAAAAATAATGGGGTTTCGTTTTAATAAGCACCCAACCAGGGCACTTAGTGAAACGGGCGGCTGCCACCGCCAGTTAGCTTCTCCACAATTGGAAGCGCGTTCTCCTGAGTTGATTTAACGACTACGGCCTCTCAAGTTGAACGCTGAACGCGCTTTCAGTTGTGTAAAAGGGGCGGTCGACATTAAGGACATTCAAAACTGCCGACCGCCAAGACTACACACAGCAATCAAAAATTTGCCTGTCTTTTCACCACATCAGGCTCGGTGGTATTCTTGGAGTTCTCACACAACCAAGAAGGATATTACAAATGGACGAAGTTAAGTTCTCTTGCCCAGAATGCAGTGGCGAACTCTTCGATAGCACCGCGATACCTGAAGGTTCTGACAGTTTTGCGGGAGCTGTCTGTGGAAATTGTGGTCACGTTGTAACTGAAGGCGAGAGCTCTCAGTTCGATGATCAGCTTGCCAATGATTACTTCGACAATCTCACCAGGAACCTTTTCGATTAATGGCAAGTAACGCTTGCTGACCGCCTCAACAACCTGCGTTTGAGCTTTCAAGGCGCTGCAATCTACATGCAGCGTCAATTCGACATAGCCACAGCTCTTACACTTATTGCTAATAGGCGCAAAGGTCTCGCCGGCTGGCAACTTAATCGTCTTTCTGTTTGCGCTTGTGCTCATACTTGCTACCCACAATGTTCGCTGCTGATGGATGTAATATTAGACATCTTACATTTTCAGTCAAGTCTATTTTGTAAGTTTGCTTACTATATTTTTACAGGAATGAAAAAGCCCGCATGATCAGCGGGCTTGTAAGAAACCAGAGGCGCTAAAGGTCGATGATAATTTGTTTAACTATCCCAATTAGATTGGTCTCCTGATTAACCTCAATGGGTTTAAACGCAGGATTCAGTGGGATTAGGTACGAGAACGGTGGATCTATCGCCAGCTTTTTTAAAGTTGCCTCACCACCAGATACCGTTTGAGCAACGACAATTTTACCGTTTGCCTCATCCACGAAGCCGAACTCTGGTTCAACAATAACAATAGAACCCTCAGGAATACTCAACTCCTGGCTAGAAGTCATCGAATCTCCCTTAACCCTCAAAGCAAAGGCAGAATCAGAAAGTTTTCGAGTGGTTTTCACTTGTTCATTATTAGGATTTCCAATTACTTCCGTCCAATTACCAGCTTGCACCCATGATATGAGTGGAACCTCTCTGGCAGACATAAAGTTGATGTTAATGCCATTTTCGATATCGCCTGAACCAAAAACCAACCACTCTGGCGAACACTGAAGGCATTTACACACCAATATCAAGTTCTCACCAGAAAGTTTCGTTAAATCACTCTCCCACTGGGTCACAGCAGACGCGCTTACTCCTGCCCACTCAGCCACATCGCGCTGGGTAAGTTTTTTCTGCTTTCTTCTAAATCTCAGTCTGCTGCCAACGGTATCCATAAAATCTCCTCGGAATGCACGTTAGCAATCTTACATTTTATTGACGTAAGTATGCTGTCCATATACGATGTAAGAATGCTAACTAATGAGGATTCAAACCATGCATAAAGGGACAGTCGTCGATTACTACGGCGGCATTTCTAAAACCGCAGTTGCCTTAGGGGTAACTCACAGTGCCGTATGTCAATGGGGGGAAGTAATCCCAGAAAAACAGGCCCTTTACATTGAAAGAATTACGAACGGGAAATTGAAATACGACGCTTCTCTCTACAGCAAGATTAACAATTCTAAAGTCAAGCAGTAACCACAGAGATAAGGGGTTAACCGTGGGTATAGAACCTGAATGGAAAGTTGAGAAGCAGCCCGCCTGGCTGGTGAGCGCAATCAGGAAGACGATTGCCGCTTTGCCAGGCGGATACGCTGAAGCGGCGGAGATTCTGGACGAAACCCAGAATTCACTCTTTAACCGCCTTCGTGCTGGTGGCGACCAGATCTTTCCAATGGGCTGGGCAATGGTGCTTCAGAGAGCTGCTGGCGTAAGTTACATCGCTGACGCGTTCTCTCGTGAAACTGATAACGGAATTCACGTTCCCGGCGCCGTGCCTGATGATGAAAACGAAGAGATTGGCCTGAAACTGGCCGAGCTGGTGGGGAGACTTGGTGAGCTGGTCAATGCTTACCGTCATTACATTGAAGATGGCGTAGTTGACCGGAGCGAGTGGCAAAGTCTTAACGATATTGCATATCAGTTCAGGGTAACTCTCATGACGTTCCTGAACCTTATTTCCCGTGTTTATTGCCTCCCAGAAATGGGTGAGGCCCGCGAGTGTGCAGCTCCGGGCCCCTTGGCGTGTCGTATCAGTGGAGAAACTAACGCATGAACAGTGTAACGGTAAACAACCGTCTCCCGCAACTCCGTGGTATTCCCGTTGTTGGAACCTCGTCGTTTCGGTATGAGCGGATGGTATCAGGCCGCTGGGTTCCATGTAACCACAGCAGGGCTATGGCGATTGTGGGTGTCTGGCGTCGGAAGGGGAGAGCGCTATGCGAGAACTTAACCGGCGTTTCAGAGATCACTATGGCGTCCCGGTGCGCGTCATCAGATGGGAGCCCGAGACTCGACGCGTTATATACCTCCGCGAAGGGTACGATCATGAGTGCTTCAGCCCTCTTGAGCAATTCCAGCGTAAATTTACAGAGTTAAAGGACGACCATGAGCAGAATCTTTGA